TTCAACAGCTACATTAAAATTTTTACCCTCTGCAATTGTATTCTTAAGACTAGCAGCCACTGTTCTAAAATCAACTCCATTACTAATTAATTCATCTATATTTTGTTTGTTGACTCCTAATTGCTCCATAGATTTTCTAAAAGCTTTTAATGATTTGTCAGAAAAACCTTGAAATACTATTCTACCTTTTTTAACTACATCATCAGTTGCTAATAAGAAATTAGAAAACAACTCTGATAGTTGTAGTGGATTCTGTATAGCCTCAGATGCTTTGGTGCTGTTTCTAGATATTTTTTTTAACGCATCGTCAAAACTTTTAGCAGCGTCATCTGCTGTAATCTTAACTGCACTTTTCATACCTTCTAATTTTTGAATGCCATCAAATAATTCTTGAGCCTTATCACTTCTAGATCTAAATGGTTTGCCCACATATTTATCAATCCATCTCTCTATCTGTGAGTTGCTAAACGCAAGGTCTTTACCTTTTGTTGCAAGTAACTTAGCTGTTTTACCTACACCATAAACAAATGGTACAATAGGAAAAGCTAGCTCTGCACTAAATTTAAATTTATTATTTAACTGTCTAAATGCATCTTCGTTAGCTGATTCTTTTTGTTCTCTATCTAAACCTGTGCCTAAGAATTCTAATGCGTTTATATCTCCCAACGTACCTATGTCTTCTGATTTCATAACAATAGCACCACCACCAAAACCACCACCAATTGATACAGCTACAAACTTATCAAAACGATTAGGCGCATTTAGTTGTTTTGCTTTTTTACCAGCAGCTGCTACAGACGTTGCAGTATCATCTAGCTTACCATATCTATTTGTTTTAATAGCTTTGACTAATCCAGGTGCTAGCTGTCTTGCTTTTCTACTAGCATATTGAATAGCTGGACCTAATACTTTAGTACCAGCTTTAGCTGCATTAAATATTTGTAAGAACGCCTCTGTTAAATGACCAGCAGCTGTAGCTCTTGCGTCTTCTTCTGCTTGCTTCTCTATTATACCAAAAATCGTTTTGTCAAAAGCTCTGTTAAATCTTTCTGTTACACTTTGATCAACATCCAGACCATCACCTGTAGCTGCATCATAAACTAAAGTTCCAAAATTAACTATACCTTTAGGAAATTTAATAGCTGAACTAACCACAGCTCCAGTTAATGATTGACCTAAACCTACTTCGTAATCGTCTTTATCACCTAATCCAACTTTGTCAGTTGTCTTAATATCTTTAACCTCTTCGGTTTCAGTCTCCTCTGTCTCTACCGTAGATGCTTTTGCATCGCCAATAAAATTAATATCTTTTGGAAATATTCTAAATCGTTCATCGTTATCTATAGCTTGTTTAGCAAGTATAGATGCAGTCTCATCATCATGACCTAGCTGTATAAACTCTTCTTCTTTACGTCTTAGTTCTAAAGCTTCAGGTCCTTCGCTTTTTAATATACGAACGTCTCTTTTACCTGCTTCAATACCTTTTAGGATTGCTTCTCGTGTTTCTTCTGAAGGAATAAGAAAATCGTACCAGCTTGGTTCAGCCATGGTTTACTCCAATCCGATAATTTTATTACCTTGTTTCTTAAGGAATTTACCTTTTTCAATATCGTATATGACAAAACCATCTGGTATTGTTGTTAATATAGAATCTTTGTTAATCTCTCCAGTGTCTGCTTTATATTCATTACTACCAAAAATATATTTACTACTAGACTTTGCTCCAACAAAAGTACTATATGCTTCTGGATTTGATTTCTGTAATGCTTGTAAGTTATCATAAAGAATCTCACCTTGTAATCTATCTATTTTAGGAACATTAAATCTGTTTTTTGTAGAATTAATAATACTATCAATATCTGAACTAGTATCTATTTTAGCTTGTTCATCTGGATTTCTACCTTTTCTAAACTCAGGTAATACTCTGTTAAACGCTTCTTGTTTACTAAAACCACCGCCTTCTTCCGACATTAGATATTCTATCTTTTCTTGTAAAGCTATTTTATCATCATCAGATAAATCTTTAATAAACTCTAAACCAATTGCTTGTTTTGTTTTTTTTCTAGCTCTTTGAGCAGATATTAAATCTGCTATGGGTTTTTTTGAACCTTCTAATATATTTGGAATTATACCACCTTTACCTGTTGTAGTTGCAATGTTTGGTCCAACCTGTAATAAGAACTGCGTTAATGGATCTCCAAGACCTGTTTCAGGTCCTCCAAGACTTTCTACTAAACTTATTTTATCTTTAATAGATAAACCTTTAATATCTTTAGCGTTACTATCTGCATATTGTCCTCTTTCAACAACGTTGTCCATAATACCACCACCGGTAGTACCACCTTTTCTAAACATAGGTCTTTTAAATGTTGTGCTCATATTAGTTAAACGCCCTGTATACTCCCGCCAACGTAGCTCCAGCTCCTAGTGCAGTTTGTAATGGTGAAGGCGTAGGTGTTTGTTGGCTTTGGAATTGTGCTGGGTATCCACTTATTAATCCTAATACACCTTGACCATATTGTTGAGCTAAATTTAATGGTTGTTGTTGCTGTGCGAAAGCAAGTTGTTGATCAGCAGATCTAAGAGCTTGTTCTTGTGCTTGTTGCTGTGTGCCTAATGCACCTAATGCAGATATCTGTTGACCAAATAATTGTGGAGCAGCTTGAGCTAAATTCATTTGATTAGCAAATTGATTTTGAGCTAACTGTTGAGCTTGACCAAAACCTTGTTGTAATAACTGTGCTTGTAATGCTGCTCGGTTCCTGTCACTTGCTTGTTGAAACTCAGCTCTTGCAACACCTTCTCTACCACCACCAAATGCACCAGCACCAATAGCTTGTGCAGCTATAGCTGGTATACCTTTAGCAGCTTGCACATCAAATTCTTTTAACGTTGTATCTATAACATCTTTTTGAAAGGGAGATAAAAATTGTTGATAAGCTTGTGGACCTGTGCTAGCTGCTGCTGTTTGTAAAAATGGTGCAAACGCACCAAGACCACCTCTTAATGCTTGAGCTTCTTGTGTAATAGCAGATGTTGGAGCAACAAACTGCCTACCCATAGTTTTACTTAAATCTGCTCCTCTTAAACCACCAATAGCACTCTGTAAGTTTTCTAAATATGTTTTACCTGCTGCCTCTACAAACGGTGCAGGAAAAGTTGATGCGTAAGTTGTTTCTGCCATTATACTACCTTGCTCTCTAGGTCCTTCATAAGATCATACATTCTTTGAGCACCTTTGTTAACACTACCACCACCTGCAGCTCTGACTGCATCAGCAGTAAATACGAATTCGTTGTTTGATAACATCGCTGGTATGTCATCTGCTTTTTCTTTTACACCAACTGGCGGTATAAATCCACCTGTATTTCTTAAATCTAATTCTTTAACACCTTTTGAATTAACGTTTATTGGTATACCCTCGATGCCTGATGCCTGTTCCACTAACTCATCAGAACCAAAAGCTCGACCAACTCTACCACCCATTGCATAATCAGGTAAACCACTTGGTCCTACTGGCACAGCATAACGCTTACCATCTGATTGAATATATATTCCTACTCTGTTTTTTCCTTTTCCAATGTAATAATCTGGCTCACCAAATGGTAATTCAAGTTGTGTTTTCTTCGTTCCATCAGAATAACTTACACGACCACCATCAGCCATATTTCCTACAGGCACTGTCTGATCATCAGCTCCTTCAACCAAAGCACTTATTCTTACATTATAATCTTCATCAGATTCATTACCACCTTGAGGATATAATCTTTTAAATTGAACAGTAAGTTGATCTTTTACTTGCGCTTGTCTCTGAGCAAAATCCATATTTGACTCACCTTCTTGTTGTTCCATATTAGCTAATAAACCAGTAATAACAGAACCTGCACCAGCTACTTTTAAAGCGTTCATTTTATCAGCACCTTTTTGTAAATTTAAAGCAGAACTTATAGAAGGTAAATTAAATAAAGATCCAGCAAATTTACCTTTACCAAATCCAATAAAAGGTGATCCACCAGCTAACATAGGTGCAAAGTTTAAAGCGGCTGCGGCTAGTAAAGGATTATCTTTAACACCTTTGACTACACCTTTAACAGCTTTCTTAACTGACTTAACAAGACTACCTAAACCGTATTGTGCTCTACCGCCATCGGCCATATATTTTTGCATAAGTCTTTCAGCTTCTTGATTAAGTAAATCCATTTCCTCTGGTGTTAATAACTTTAATTCTTTACCGAATAATCTTAATGATAACTCATTTCTTTCATCCATCATGTCTGGTTCTGAGGCCATCTTCATAGGTGTTAAATCACCTTTCAATGTTATGTTTGGTGCCCCTGCTGTAAAATCTTTTGCTTGTTTGCTATCTGTTATTGCCATAATTTTGTCTAAATTTAGTTTATAGGGCAGGCGTACTTATCCTGAAATATCACACTTTATTTGATTTTTTTACTATCGTCAACCTGTTTTAAGTTGTCAAAGAACCTACCACAGAACTGATGCTCACCTACATGAGTTATATAATCCATTATATATAGATACACTTTACCACCCATATCTGTCCATCTTTGACAAAAACCAAAGTCTTCACCAAAGTAACGCTTTGTGGTTGGATCATGTATTGTGTCAAATAAGTTATAAAAGTTTGGTTTTTTAACTTCTTTACCATTAATATTGGTAGGTTGAAATATCTGTAATTCAGGGTAATGTTTAATCATACCTTCTAATACAGTTCTTTTAATTAACATACAACCGGTTGGAGCATGTGTTGCCTCTACAATACCACCATTAGAATGTATGGCATTTTGATCTTCTAGTTTAATAGGAAACGTATACCCAGGTCTTCTTAGTTGATCTTTGTCTTGAGCTTTATCTTTTTCTTGAAATATCTTATCCCAATCTAACGACTTCATTGGATAAGGACATGCAATAACATCTTTGTCAGCTTTTAACATTGTTTCAATAGTTGCAAATTCAAAGTCAATATCAGAGTCTATAAATAATAAATGTGTATATCCATCTTCATGATTTAACATCTCAGCCACACATAAATTTCTACCTTGCGTAACCAAAGACGATTTCATTAAAGTAAAGCTAACCAATATTTTTCTAATTAAACAATCTTGTTGAAATTTTAATAATGCTTGTGTGTAGTGAATAGAACACTCACTATGTACAGGAGTGCATACCATTATTTTCCAAGGCGAATTAGACTCGGGTTTAGGATCTGATAAATCTATTGTTTCCAAACTTAATTGAGGTTCATTAAACCAAATAGGATTATTGTGATTTTGCATTAACAACTCCTTTTAAAAATGTTGTCCACTGCATAGCTATTTTATTCCAGTTATAATAAATATGTGCATACCTAGACTGAGAATCTAAATGATCGTGTATTTGTTTTTGATCCAACGTATGTGATGCTTGTTCAATACCAAAACCAAATTTTTGCGCTAGTGCTCTGTGATTAGAATCGTAGGGTATATACATCGGAAACTCTGCACCTGTTTCATATAGAGCACCAAAATCATCTACAATACAATATAAACCAGCAGCCATGCACTCTAATAATGATATACAAAATGTTTCTTCAAAGATGCTGGGATAAACATACATATGATAATTTTTTAAATTATCTTTTATATATTGATTAGGTCTATAACCAAGATAATTTACATTAGGCAATTGATGTGCTTGTTCATAAAGTTTTTTATATTCATGATCGTTTTGATCGTAAAACTGTTTACCATAAACTTCTGTAGATGAATATACATCTAAAGTAACCAAAGGATTTTTTACTAATTGCATTGCACCTAACAATATAGACAAACCACGCCAAGGTGTATTTTGATGTATTATTTTTATAGGTTGACCTTTTTGATATGGTTTAGCTTGTTCTATTTTATCAATACCATTTTTAATAACTACACATCTGTTTGTTGGTATATTAAAATGATCTCTAAATTTTTCGTACGTCCAATGCGAATTAAAAACATACCAATCGTACTTGTTATGATTAGCAGGATTGTTAAACCATGGAGCTAAGTTTGGTTGATCATAAGAATTTTTTTGCCAAAGTATATTTGGTTTAGTTGGATGTAATGGTATTTTTTCTGGCACCGAAGTACAAATCTGCACTTTATCTAATAAATTTTTATCAACGTATTTTTCTAAATACTCAAATTGTAATTCTGTTCCGCCTTTAGGGTTTTGGTTTCTTAGTATCATTCATCACTTTCTGGAAGACTTCTAAACCTTTATTAGTTACCTGCACAGTAACGTCTTGTACAATATCAGGTCCTTCTTTCTTCTCTTTATATGTTTCGCCAGTTTTTGTATTTCTATATGTTACTATAGTTGTACAATCTATTTTTGGTAAATTATCCGTTTTCATTCTGTCTATCTATTAATGCATAACTAACAACTATTTCTAGTTTGTTTGCAGTTTCTGCTTGAGCTTTTATAGCATCTCCTTCTTCTAAATTCAAGCCCTGTTCTGTTGCATTAATAGTGCTGGTTGCTGGTATATCCTTTCTAAAAAACTCTATATCTGTGCTTGCTGAACTATCTCTAAGATCACAGTTTACAGTTACAGCACCGGTGCTGTTGTTTGATATGTATACAGATTTTATAATAGCTACAGCAGTAGTTGCTATATTTAAAATCGTAGTCATATTTGTATTAGTCAATATGACACTAGCGTTTTTATAATTTATACTCATGATAAAAAGTAATTAAATGCGTCCTGTTCGTTTTTCAAATCTTGTTGAAAAGAAAAGTTTAATTGATTTTGTAGCGTAGTTAATGACTCTAGTATCTGTCTTTGGTTTTCTACGTCGTATTCCTGTTTTGGTTCAGGTATATAGTTTGTTACTTTAGCCATTATCTACCACCATAAAATCTTTTTGAACCATCTGATTTAACACTAAAACCACCACCTTTTTGTTCAAACGCCATACCTGGTCCACTAAATGTAGACTTACCTATACTAGATAAACTTTCTCCCCTATCAGCTCTATCTTTCATTTCTCGTAATTGTAAGTCTCTTAACTCTGCTACTTTTGCTCTACTAGCATCTGTTTGTGGTGCTCTTCTTCCTAATATATTTTCTATTCTTCTTTGCATAGCTCCTGCTAATCCAAGATTAGTTGGTCTTCCATACTTACCACTAGTAAGCATATTTAAAAGACCACCGGACACAGGATTATAACCTTTCATAATACCTGAAGCAACTTGACCTGTAGGTGTTAAACCATAATTTCTTCTATAAAAATTTTTCATTGATCTTATTTCAGGAGACTCTTGGGGTAAAACTTTGCTTAGTAAACTGCCTGGCGCTAAAAATTCTAATAATTTTGCAAGACCAGATTCTTCTTCTTTTTCATCAGCGGTTTGATTATTAATAGTTGGGTCCATCATGTAAAAATTATTATCTTTATCATATCTTAAAGGTTTTAAGAGAAAACTTTCATCACTCTGTGATCCTTCAGTAAAACCTTGACCTCTATCTACATCAGTGCCAAAAGGAACTGCTGCTGATGATGCAGTAATGCCTGTTGGAACCATTCCTAATTGTTGTTTCATTAAATAAGTTGGACTTAGATAAGGTTGATTTGTTAGATTAGGTACACTGGTAGCAGTATTAAACTCATTAAATAGTCTTTCTCCGACGTTGAAGGGTAAGTTATTAACTTGTTCTACAGGTACAACCTCAATTGTTCCATCAGGTTTTGCTACAATTGTATATTCCATTATCTTCTTCCGTCTGGTTGTGCGTCTAATCTTAATGTGCCGTATCTCCAGGTTTCACCTGTACCATCATTTTCTATCTTGACAGATACAAGTCTTCCTCTGGCTCGAGTATCTACCTTATCAGTTGTTGACGTAACTGTAAAGGGTCCAAGTGGTGAACTGACAGCCACATCGTCTGGATATGCACTAACTAGTAAAGTTACTTTAGCATTACCTTCTTGATATTTAAAATCAGGTATAAATCGTCTGACAGCCATAAAGAATTCACCATCTCCTCTATAATCTGCTACACCCGTCTGTTGACCAAGAGCACTACGTCTAGATGTTATATCCCAATCTCCAGATCTTATAAATGCAGGGATAGCTGTTGTTGCTGTGCTGTTAACTTGATCTGTGCCTTGTTCGTGTTCGTAATAAATACTAGCACCAAATAGATTTGTAATTCCAAGTATGTCAGGAAATACAGGTGTAGATGTGTCTTCGTAATCTGTAGCATATGGATTGTCAAAGACACTTTGATCTTGATATGTAGTTCTATCTAATGACGATGTTGTCCAACAGTTTTCAGAATAATTATACGTTACACATCTATCGATTTGTTCAGATCCATCTTTTGGATAAAACCAATTTACCTCTGTATATAAATTATTTGCACCTGCAAAGATAACATCACTAGAATTAAAGTTTAATCCAAGATTATCTCCGTCCGTGCTAAATACAAAATCTTCTACAAGTGAGGGTAATGATTTTACCGTACCATCAAATGCAAAAAATCCACCTTGCGATCCCATCCAAAACACAGAACCATTAACAAAGGTCGCTGCGTGTTGGCCAATACATCCACAGTTTGTACCAACTTGTCTAACACTAAATGTAAATGGTGGACCGACAAATTGAATAACATAAGCAGCAAGATCAGTTATCACAAACACATAATCCTTACCTTGAAGTGCTGCTCTTATTTCATTTCCTGTATCTAGTCTAAATGTACCTGCAGTGTTGGTAGCCGTTGGTGTGTATGTGTTTAAGTCTTCTTGATTAGAAAATCTTACAAACATTGGATCTTGTGTTGTAGTATCACCAATTGTTGTTTCCGTTCCAAAATGAAACAAGTGTCTATCTCGATCAGAAACCAATGTAAATCTGCTAGCTGTAGGATTGTTACCGGTTGCAAAACCCGATGTGGTTAACGATGCTCGTTGAGCTCTCGGATTTGATGCACCTGCATTCCATGTAAAAGTTTTACCATTAAATATAGTTGCAACTAATACTTGACCAAAGTTATCCAGACTCCAGTTTCCTGGATCTAGAATTACAGAACTTGTAGCTCTGGCTGTTCCCCAAGTAGATGCTCCCCATGTGGATGTACTCCAACCAAATCCAGTTGTTTGTGTCGTTGGTCCAACTTCAACATATGGATTAACAGTTACAGCACCTGCTGCTGTCATACCAGATCCTCCTTCAGCACGAGAAGCTTGCACTGTAAATTTATCTACGTCAGGCACAGTTAATATTTCATAAACTTGTTCTAATTCTGCCGCTGTAAAATCTGATGCACCTGTCACTGTAACAGATGAGAGAGTTACGTATCTTCCCACAGCTAGACCATGCGATCCTTTGTTAATAGTTACAGTTCGAGATGCATTAACAGTTGTCAATGTACCTCCAGTAATCGCTGTATCTAAAGGTGTAATATCAAAAAAGTCATTACCATAATAAAGAAATAAACCCTGAGACGTTCCAATTGCAGAATATTTTTCACCTGCAAAACTTCTAAATGCAATCTGTGCTCTTGCAGCTCCAGGTAAAGTTTTTTGAGCTGCTGTTAATTGCAACCAACCACCTATTTTTTCAGGTAATCCATATCTAAATCTCACAAAATCACCATCAGTCCATTGACCCTCTGCCCCTGATTCTGTGTCTTGTTTGTTAAAACCTGGCTTGAATTTTAATTTTTGTAGCATATAATAGCTTATATATTAGTTTTTTAGAGAATGAAAGTCACAAATGATTAGCATATTTGATAAGCATAACAAGCTAAATGAGCATAAAAATAGTTTAAATATTACTTATCCTAGAAATGTAAATATTATTTTTGGCACCTATCCTTATCCTGATGTACTTCACAATTTAATTATTCAAATAAAAAATAATTTAAGTAATAAATTAAGTAATTATACTAATGTAAAAGGCGGAATGACTGACTGGTATTATTTTTTAGATAAACCTGAATTTAAAAATTTTGTAACTTATCTTATAAATAAACATCAAACTAGTCACCCTGATATTTTTAAATATTTTTTAGAACATAAAAAAATTTCAAATGCGTGGGGTAATGAAATAAAAAATAATGACAGCTTAATATATCATGAACACCCTTGTTTGCATGGTATTTTGTACTTAACTAAAGGATGTGATTTAATACTACCTGAATTAAATATTAAAATAACTCCATCACCAGGTGATTATTATATTTTTCCTCCTTGTATACTTCATGGATTTAATGAATCAGGTGAAGATTTTAATAGATATAGTTTAATATTTAACATAGAAGAAAATCAACATTTTGATTTTAATGCTAAAATAAGGAAAATAGATGAGCGAACGAACAAATAGTATAGAAAATTTTATAGGAGTGTACGATGGATACATTACTAAAAAGCATTGTCAGGAAGCAATTGATTTATATGAAAGACAAGTAAAATTTAAAAAAACAATTACTAGACTTACCTCTGAAAACGTTTCTGCTAACAAGAAAAAAGACACACAATTATTTTTGGGACCACACAATATTACTGTTTGGCATAATACTTTAAATAATGTGATGAATAATTTTGATTTAACTTTTAGAAATTATCTTAGAGAAACAGCGGCAGAAGATGCTTTTGGGATAGAGGGCTTTCATTACACAGCTTTAAAATTACAAAAAACTTTGCCTACTGAAGGATATCATCTTTGGCATGTTGAACACGGTAAAGGATTTGATAATGAGTGTAGAGCTTTTGTTTATTCTATATATTTAAATGATGTTGAAGAAGGTGGTGAAACAGAATTTTTACATTTTTCAAAAAGAGTAAAACCTAAAGCAGGAAGAGTAGTTATTTGGCCAGCATCTTTTCCGTATGTCCACAGAGGAAATTCTCCTTTGTCAGGGGAAAAATATATATTAACTTCTTGGATGAATTTACGATGAGTATGATGTAGGTCTTGCACCTAATCTAGCAATTTTATCGTCTGCGCTTTCTCCATCTATATTGTCATCATCCCAATCAGATTGTAATTTATCTAGATGTGCTGCATCCCATTTATCGATAAAAACTTGAAAGTCACCTAAATTTGCATCTTCCCAAGTAGAATGAGGTGTTTCATCTCTATATTCTACTGCGTCTGTTGCAACTGCATTTCCATAATGAACTGCCCAAATATTATTCCATTTAGCCAATCCCCAAAAATCATTATCATCTATAGTGTATGGTTGTGGTCCACCACTTTGTTTAATAATCATTTTGTCTTCAAATACTACTGTCCAAGTTCCTAAAGCTGCCATAATTTCTCCTATGTTTTAATAATATATATAACTGTTAAATAAGGTTGTAAAACTGAAGTTGCATCTCCAACAAAGTTTGCACTCATGTTGTGAGAGTGACCACCACCTGATCCAGCAGAACCTACAATTTGAGGACCACTTGGAGGGTTACCTTGACCTCTAGGTGCATTTCTATTTGGTTGACCACCATAAACATTCCAGTTGTTAGGGTGACTGTGTGATGCAAGTTGTGACGTTGATAACGTTGCGTTAGCTGTTGAACCAGCAACGTTCCCTGTAGATGTTACAGTATTTGCTCCACCAGTTGATGCTAAAGCTTTAGTTCCAGATTTACCCATTGCAACGTTGTCTTGTAAGTCTGGTACGTTAAAAGTTGATGCACCATCTCCAGCTCCGTAAGTTGTACCTACGATTGCAAACAATGCAGAATAAGTTGATCTTGAAACTGCTGCTCCATTACATTCTAAGAAACCTGTTGGCACTGAAGAAGAAGACCACGGCACAATAGTAGCTGTAGGTATACCTTCGATACCTGTAAGGTTTGCTCCATCGAAATCGTATTTTGTTGCTTCGTAATTTGCCATATTCTATTTCTCCTTGTACGTCCAACCTGTTGTTGCATCTCCTGAAAATACTAAACAGAAAGCTGCGCCTTGTGTATTAACAACAAGATCGGCTGCTGCGTTAACTATATTAGATCCATTTCTTCCAACAGTCAATGCGTTAGAATTGAAATCATAACCTTGATCTACAAATGAAACCTCATCTCCTGTAGCAGGTGAGGCTGGAAGCGTAACTGTTACTGCTCCACCACTTGTATTTACTAAAAGTTGAGCACCAGCTTGAACTGTTTCAGCTGCTGAAACTGCTCTCCAATTTCTTTGCTCATGAAGTTTTACAACATTAGTTCCATCAGAATATAATACGTAATTGTTTCCTTCAGCTAAAAGAACACCTGTACCTGATGATGTTTTAAAAGTTAAAGTATTGCCTGCATGATCACAAGCATTTTGCACATTATAAACTTTTTCAATTCCATCTGGAATGCTAACTGTTCTAGTCCCTGCTAAAGTTCCTGTTAATTTAATAACATCATTTTTACCATTGGACACTGCACCATTAGTAAATGTTAAAGATCTATTAGCATTAGTTAAGTTAAAAGTAGTAAAACCACCAATAGCTTGTTCTAAAATTAATAAGTTTGTATTTGTAATTTGACCCCAAGTTCCCGAGTTTTCACCGGTTGCTTGTACTGTAAGTTTTAGGTTAGCAGATGTTGAATTCGCCATTTTTTAATTCCTTATACGTTCATTTTATTAAAAATATGAGTTTCTGTCAAACTCATTATGCAGCCACCTCTTGCCATCCTGGAGGTGTTATAGGCGCTGAACCTGTATTAACTTCGTTCCAGATCAAAGCATTAGCAGATCCCTGGTTCATAGTCAAGCCAAAACCTGTAACTTGAACATCAACATGAATTAATATGTTAAATGCTGAAGAAAGTCTTACTTCCGCTGGTATTCCTGTAAGAGGAACTTCTTGACTAGGGACAGCTGTAACAGTTCCTAATCCAGCCGTCATTGCAATTCCTGAAGGAGTTGCACCTGCTCCAGCTCGACCTACAGCTGTTCCTAAAGATGCAATCATTGGTTCACCAATAATCATTGCATCTGGCGCAGGATCTGCATTTCCTAAAGTTGCTTGTGCTACGTTTAAAGTATTAAGAGTTAAAGTAGCTGTACCCGTAGATGACAATGTTCCAGCCGCAGCTGTCATTGCAATACCTGTTAAAGTAACATTTGCAAATTGACCTTCAACACCCCACGCATTAACATTCCAACCTTGTCTACCCCAACCTGTTTGATTAAACGCGTCTACAGTTCCAAGACCCATGGACATTGCAATACCTGTAGCCATTGCATCAGGACCAGCGTCAGCTGTTCCCTCGGCTGCAGTTAATGGTAAACCTGATGGAAATACTTTTGTCTGAATGTCGATTGCTACATCGTTAAGTGTAGTTGTAATAAGTTGATTGTTATTTGTAGATGGACCAGTAGATACATCAATAGATGCTACAACACTTCCTAAAGTAGCTGTAACTGCATCACCCGTTGCAATAAACGTGCCTGCGATACCCCAAGCTTGTTCATTCCAACCAAGTCTACCCCAACCAAGATTAATTTCACCAACAGTTGTTTCATCACCTAAGGACGCACTAAAGGCAATACCCGTAACTGTAAAAGTTGGGTCTGCTAAATCATTCCATTGGTTCTGACCCCAAAAGCCGGCACCCCAAGTTCCTGATCCACTCATAGGAGTTTACCTCCTACGATTAACCAGAGATCCTTAGAATCGCTGCTGTTGATGTGTTAGCCGGAAACTGAATTGTGAAAACTCCAGATGTAGCTGTTTTATCTGCTCCAAAATCTAAAACTGCCACCGCTGAATTTGAGAACGATGTGTTGTAGATTAAAGCACCTCTAGCCGTGATAGTAACATTCGTAAACGATCTGTCTGCGAAGTCACATCTTGCTACACCAGCTGTTATTGAAGTTGCTAAGTTAACTAATTTTCCACCACCTGCTGTGTATTGTCCAGAGTTGGCAACCTCATGAGTAGGTGAGCTAGTTAACAAAGAAGTTGTAGCTGAGTTTAGAGTTGCTGAAGAAGTATAAAGAGCTATTTTAAAAATATCACCAGAAGGTGCTGCAGTAAAATCCTGATCACCATCTAATAATTGTTTTTTAAAAGAGTTTGCAATTGCTTGTGTTATAGCCATGTTTATTTTCTCCTATTTACCTATACGAGGAACACCACTTTGATATTCATCTCGTCTTCTTCTTCCCATTTGTTCTATTGAGAAGCCTTCTACTGCTTGTTTATACCTTCCTTCGTATAATTGCAACATATCATTTGGCCCCTTTAGAAAACTAAAAGCCTCAACCAGGCATGCATACAAAAGTCCGTTGGGAAATTGCAGACTTAAATATGTAGTAGGAACTGTACTCGATAATCCAGCAGGTTTCAAGATATAATTTAACTGAATTGTATAGGTCTGATCTGGAGTAGGAGCTACTACCACGCGATCCTCATCCCAGTTACTATAATATTTAGGAACTCCTTGAGAGTTTAAATTATTAAATTCAGACATAAAACTAGTATCTCTATATTGTAAAAATTCTCTATTATCAGGATTAGCTGTTCCATCAGAATCTACAATTTGAGCTGATCTAATAATTAATAAATCTTGTGGTGTATCAATAAATCTTGTTCCTGCTATTAAATTAGCAGTTACATATCGTCTGTTATTATCAGAATCTACATCTCTTAAAATTCTAAATTCTGAATTTTCAATAAATCCATTTACAATAGTATCAGTTAAAACTGTGCTTGTAACTTCTGTATAATCTCTAATTTTTTGTACCAACTCTGTATACGTCATGTTATACTTACCGTAACCTCTCCTACATTTATTTGTGCTTGTCTTCTTGCATTTATAACAGATGGACTTTCAGGCACCATACTATTATTACTTAAATCTTGAAAGGCAAAATCTCCAGGTAAAGTTAAACTAGCTACCATGTTTCCACCACCAATTTGATTAGATGGAAAGTTTTGAGGTCTTGCTTGTTCTAATCCTTGTGGATCAGCTACAAAAGGTTTGGGTTCTAACTGCGGTTGTTTTCGTTCATATTCTGTTATGTGTACAAATGCACCATTCCATTCTGTAACCATCTCACTCCATTTAAAAGCTTGGCCACTTCTATCAGATATTGCTAATGCATATTTACCTTTTGCAAACTTTGCCATTATATCTCCGGATAATAAGTTTTAGGTGAAATGTAAACACTTGCAGGTGATCCATCTTCTTGCAATGCTCTTTGTATTTCATCCTCATAAATTAATTTCATCTCTTGTGTTCTTTGTGGGGCTTTTTTCATAGCCATATAATAAGCTAAACCTGCACACATGCATGGTACAAATCTATTAACTACATCAGCTTCGTTAGTATATTTACCTGCATCTTGAATTCTTTTTACATAATAGAAATAAATAAAATTACCTGCTTGTGTATCTCCAGGTGTTAGATACAAAGTGATTGTAACTTTATCTATAAATCTTTGAACAAAGTATTGTGATGGTTGTCCTGTTGAACTTTTATTTGAAAAAGCTTGATATTGTGATCTGTTAATTTTTGAAAGTGGTGTGTCCACATCGCTTGTGTTTCTAAAACTCGCTTCTAAAATATCTGAAACCATGTCAACAAAATTTGTAACTGCATCTCCAGATGAATGTCCTGCAGCTGTAGTTCCGTCTGCCCCTCGACCAGAGGCTTCACATATTATATTATTGTCAGAGATAGAAGTATAAATAATTACTTCAGAATTAATTCTAATCTTACCCGTAGCATTCATATTTTTTGTAGATGCTACAGGAATAGTTGTTGCAGCCGCCGAAATACCAGATGTTAAAGTAGTGGTTATTCCGTTTGCGTTTCCATCAGATGGTGATCTAAAAATTGTATATTCGTTTTGACCCGATGAAAGTGTGATTGCAGTTCTTGCAACTTCCCAAAAATGCAGACCTCTGTTATCCCATTCTTGAAACATTATGTTTAAAGAACGTCTAGCTGATCTTAGATCATTACCGGAGTAATCAAAGAATCCTAATCTTTCAAAAGACTCAGTTATAATATCGTCGATCGAGAGAAATTTCTCGAATGTACT